ACCCACAAGGTTGCTACTTTCTCTGCAAGCATGGGGTGCTTCATCTAAGGCAGACGCAAAGGCAAAAGCTAAAGCGATTTCGTCAAGAAATAAAGGAAAGAAGTAATCTATGGCTTTACCTACCTATCTATCTCTTGTAAACGATGTTTTGATTCGTTTGCGTGAAACAACTGTGCAGACAGTTAGTGAGACATCCTATTCTGCATTGATTGGCAAATATGTAAATGATGCAAAGCGTCAGGTGTCTGATGCTTATGATTGGGATGCGTTCAATCAAGCAGTTACTGTTACTACTGTTGCTGGACAGGTTGGAGAGTATTCTTTAACTGGTGCTGGTGTTCGCTTTAAGACGATGGATGTTATTAACACATCTCGTTATTACCAGTTGACTCCATTATCACATCTAGACCATGATGTGTTTTACTACACAATTCCTACGCCTATTCAAAATCTTCCAATGTATTACACCGTACAAGGTGTGGATACCAATGGAGATTTGAAAGTTAAATTCTGGCCTGTTCCTGATGCTGTCTACAGTATTCGCTTCAGTTTAATCGTTCCAGAAAATGATATGTCTAGCGATTCAGATACAACATTGTTGGCAAAAGAACCTATTGTTTTGGGTGCTTATGCTCGTGCATTGGTTGAGCGTGGAGAAGATGGTGGATTGAGTAGTTCTGAGGCTTATGCGTTGTTCAAGGCATCTATGTCTGACTTGATTGCCTTGGAATTGGCTCGTTCTCCTGAAAACGATTCTTTTGTGGCGGTCTAATGGCAGAATCAATTACAGTCAGTAGCATCTCAGCCCCCGGATTCTATGGGTTGAATACTCAAGACTCGCCTCTTGATTTAAATGCTGGTTTTGCTTTAGTTGCAACCAATTGCATCATTGACCAATATGGTCGTATTGGCGCAAGAAAAGGTTGGTCAAAAGTCAATTCATCTACTGGTAATCTTGGTGCTAATGATGTCAAAGTGATCCATGAGTTGGTTTCTGCCGATGGTTCATTGACTGTTTTATTTGCTGGCAACAATAAACTCTTTAAGTTAGGTTCAAGTAATGTTGTTACTGAACTCACCTATGGTGGCGGTGGTACTGCTCCCACAATAACTGCAAGCAATTGGCAATGTGCATCATTGAATGGCATTACCTACTTCTTTCAGTCTGGTCACAATCCATTGATTTATGACCCTGCTGTCTCTACTACGACTTATCGTAGAGTTTCTGAAAAGACAGGTTATCAAGCTACTGTTCCTGATGCTGATATTTGTATATCTGCTTTTGGTAGATTATGGGCAGCAAACACTACTGCTGTAAATGCAACAGTCTATTTCAGTGACTTGATCTCAGGTCATATTTGGTCAACAGGCACTGCGGGTAGTCTAAATATCAATAATGTTTGGCCTAATGGTGCTGACCAGATTACTGGTTTGGCTGCTCACAATGGATTCTTATTCATTTTTGGCAAGCGTCAGATTGTGATTTATTCTGGTGCAACTACGCCATCGACAATGACTCTTAGCGACACTGTTGAGGGAATTGGTTGTATTGCCAGAGATAGCATTCAAACCACTAGCACCGATGTGTTGTTCTTGTCTAACTCTGGTGTTCGTTCTTTGATGAGAACAATTCAAGAGAAGTCTGCACCTGAGCGTGACCTATCTAAGAATATTCGTAATGATTTGATGGGTACTATTGCTGGTGAAACATTGGCAAATGTGAAATCAGTTTATTCCGAAAAAGAAGCGTTTTACCTTTTAGTAACTCCTAGTATTGACACTACATGGTGTTTTGATACAAAGGCTTATCTTCAAGATGGTTCTGCAAGGGTAACAACTTGGGATTCAATTACACCTAAGTCTTTCTTATCTCGCAGAGATGGTACTCTGTACATTGGAAAGAATGGTTATATTGGTCTGTACAACACATATCAAGACGATACAAGTTCTTATCGAATGTTGTATTACACAAACCATGCTGATCTTGGAAATGCAAATGCAACTTCAATTTTAAAGAAACTATCAATTATAGTAATTGGTGGCTCAAATCAATATGTGACATTTAAATGGGGATTTGATTTCAAGACAAATTATTTGTCAGCAAATGCAAATATTCCTACTCAAGGTGTTTCTTATTATGGTGTTGCTGAATATGGTTCAAATGCTACAACAGTTGCGTATTATTCTTCTGGTGTTGCATTGCAAACTTTAACAGTTCCAGCAACTGGTTCAGGAAAAATTGTTCAAACAGGATATGAAGCTACCATCAATGGTACGGCATTATCAATTCAAAAAATTGAAATTCAATCCAAAGATGGTAAGTTGACTTAAAGGGGAAGATTGTGACTGATTACACAAAGAGTACAAATTTTGCTACCAAAGATAGTTTATCTTCTGGTAATGCTTTAAAGATTGTCAAAGGCACTGAGATTGATACTGAATTCAATAACATTGCCACAGCAGTTGCTACTAAAGCAGATTTAACAAGTCCCACCTTTACTGGAACACCATCACTTCCAACAGGAACAACTGGTGTTACACAGACTTCTACTAACAGTTCGACACTGTTGGCAACAACTGCATTTGTACAAGCTGCGCTTCAACTACTGTATCCAGTTGGAACAATTTATACCAATTCAAGCGTAAGCACTAACCCTGCTACTTTGCTTGGTTTTGGAACATGGACTGCATTTGGTGCTGGTCGTGTTATGGTTGGTTTTAATGCAAGTAATGCACTGTTTGATACTGCTGAAGAAACTGGTGGTAGTGCTGATGCAATTGTTGTAAGTCACAACCACACATTGACAGATCCGGGTCACAATCATACATACACAAAAGTTAATTCCACATCACCACAATCAGGAAGTGCAACGCAATGTTTTACAAATACAACTACTGATAATACAAGTACTGCAACAACAGGAATAAGTATTGCGAGCGCAGGATCAAGTGGAACGAATGCTAACTATCAGCCGTACATTACTGTGTATATGTGGAAAAGGGCTTCATGAAAGATGTTTCTTGTCAGTTTTGTAACGCAGTATTTCAATCTACACGATTGGATGCTAAGCGTTGCGAGTCTTGTCGACAAAAATATTTGCAAGAATACCGCAGAAAAGAAGAAACAAAATTAAGACGAAAACAAAGCAATAGGCGTATACGAGAAAGATTGTTTGCAGGATATGGTGGAAAATGTGTATGTTGTGGAGAAAATAAATTTGAGTTTTTGGCTCTAGACCATGTAAATGGTGGTGGAAGGGAAGAAAGAAAAACAAGATCAACTCAACAAATAGCTTTGACAGCTATACGAGAAGGATTCCCTGATACATATAGAGTTTTGTGCCATAACTGTAATCAAGCAATTGGTTGGTCTGGAAGTTGTCCACATGAGAAAGAACGCACAGTATGATGATGCAAGACCCAGAATATCGAATTATTCATCACTTCAGTGATGGGTTGTATGCCAAAGAATCATTCTTCACAGCAGGAATGACAATCTTGAAGCATACGCATGACTTCAGTCATCTGTCGATATTGGCTCATGGCAAGGTTGCTGTCTTGCGTGGTACTGAGATTGATATTTTCTCTGCGCCAGCGTGTATTGAGATTGAAGCAGGGTTGACTCATGGAGTCAAAGCAATTACTGATTGTGTTTGGTTTTGTACTCATGCCACTGACGAAAAAGATCCGTCAAAAGTGGATGAGATTTTGATTAAAGGGGAATAAGATGCCATTTATCATAGCTGGAGCTAGTTTACTTGGTGGGGCTATGCAAGCCGATGCCTCTAGAAGTGCGGCTAATACATCAGCAAAAGCACAACTTGAATCGGCAAGACTTGCGGCTGAAGCGGCTAAGTTTCGCCCTGTAGGTGTAACTACTCGATATGGAACATCGAACTTCCAATTCGATCCTAGCGGTTATTTGTCTGGTGCTGGTTACACTGTCAGCCCTGAGTTACAAGCCTATCAGAACCGTTTACAAGGTCTTACAGGTGGTGCTTTAACTCAAGCTGAACAAGCACAGCAACAGTACGCTCCACTTCAGCAAGGGGCTACAGGACTGTTTAATCTTGGTCAACAGTATTTACAGCAGACTCCTCAACAGGTTGCGGCTCAGTATATGCAGCAGCAACAAGATTTGCTTGCTCCTAGCCGTGAGCGTCAAATGGCTCAGTTGCAAAACCAGTTGTACCAAACAGGTCGTGGCGGTTTATCTGTAGGTGCTACAGGTGCTAGACCAAGTGGTGTTGCTGGTTTAGGTGCTACCACTCCTGAGATGGAGGCATACTACAACGCTTTAGCTCAACAAGATTTGCAATTGGCTGCTCAGTCTCAACAAGCTGGTCAACAGAATGTTGCGTTTGGTACAGGATTGCTTGGTCAAGGTGCTGGTTTGCTTGGACAGTATCAAGCTGGTCAGGTTGGTGCATTAAGCCCATTCAGTGCTTATTTGGGTGCTGGCTCAACTATTGAGTCTCTTGGTCAACAGCCTTTGGAGATGGGTTCTGCTTTAGGTGGTCGTGCGGCTACTGCTGGTGGTAATGTTGGACAGGCATTGTTAACTGGTGGTTTGGGTGCTGCTAAAACTATTCAAACAGGTGCTGGAACAAGTGGTTTTGGTACTGCATTACAAGGATTGGCAAGTAATCCTCAGTTAATGGCTAGAATTCAAAACTACTTTACTCCATCTCCTACTGATTTTGGTGCATTTAGTGGTGGAGCTATAGATTCATCTAAAGTTGGCTACAACCCTGCGGCTTGGAACTATTAAGGAATAAATCATGGCATCAGAAATTGCAGGACTTTTTACAACACCTGAGCAGTATCAACTTGCTCAACAGCAAGCG